CGGGTCGCAGAGGGGTATTTCTTCTGTAGGATAGCCAAGACCCTTTCCTCTATCTCCAAACCCCTCTGTAGGTCGTTTTGGAAGGTCATAAAGCCACCCTGATCGGTAGGGGGGTGGCACTCCTTGAAAGGGTGTAGCATTGCGCTACTAATGCCGATCTCATCGGGGGTTACATACAACTAACTACAGAACCACAAATTGTACATACTTGTAGCTTACCACCGACAATAAGTGTCTGTGTCTGACAAGCATACGCACTACCTAGTAACATATATGTTACCAATCCTATAGCAATCTTTTTCATGGTTTTCCCCTAGAAAGCAAAATCATCATCGTTAATCTTGGGCATCTCATCATCGCCCTTGGGGGTAAAACCTTTCTGTTTCGGATCACCAATACGACCCGATAAGAACTTTCCCTTCTTGCCTTCCTTTAGCCAGGCATCAAACCAATGCTCAACTCCGTTAATCTTAATTGACCCCTTGTAATCAGGGTGTTTCTCTGTGAGCTTTTTGTCGTTCTTAAATAGACTAAAGCTGCCATCTTTCATTTCGTATTTACTATAGGTCATTTCTGCCTCGCTTTTAGTTGGTTAAATAGGTCTAAGACCTCGCTTAAAAACTGCTTTACTTCTACTTCCATCGAGTCGATATACTCCTGATCCCTCTCGACTCGTACTACAAACAACTGCAAGTCCTCTGGCACTCTAGGATCGAATGATACAAAGTCGCACCATTTCGCGCCTGTACAAGCCATCTGGCATTGCATCTGTGGGATGTATTTACTTGGAGCTTTGTTCTCCAAGACTGTCTCAATATGGTTAGCGGTATTCGGACACTTAATCTCGATTAATCCGCTTATCATAAAAAGTGAATTTTGTTCGCTATGTAGAGTTGTTCCTACAATTCCATCAGGAGAGCATCCAAAGCCTTCTATCGTGGGATGGTCTACGAACCCCTCCTCCTTTACGAAAGTGCCTGTATGAGCCTCGTATGCCATCCTAGCGAATGGCTCTTGCTCTGTACCCCATTCCATCGCAGCGTTTGTAAACGACTCCCCTGCTTTGCCGGTTAATCGCTGAACAACCAACTCCATCTTGTAGTTCTTACGACTTGCCGATTCGCCAGACTTAATCTTGGCTAAGACATCTGCGACCCGACTAGCGGTAACTTTGCCTAGTCTGGCACTAAACCATTCTTCTGTTCTTTGTTCCATACAATCCCTTTCAATGGATTTTTTGATCCGCATGAATCTGCTGTAAGCAGTCATTCAGAAACTTTACCATAATCTGTGAAACTTCTAACGATAAATCTGATCCCTCAATTTCAATAGCAAACTGAAATGGAGCAACCTCGGTTACTGTCATTACTGCTTGAGATACTGGTTCAGACATATTTTGATCGGTGCATAGCCTCTGCCATAAAACACCGATTTTCCCCTTTCATTTTCTTTTGATACTCATCGCTACAGTCATCACATACTGTAACTCTTTCGCATGATCCCCTTCTGTAATACTGCCATTTCTTGTAATCTGATTTGGAATGAAAGCATACAGGATACCAATCATTCTTTGTCATCGTCTGGGATTGGCTCTTGTGGGTCTCTGCGAATAAGCTGTGTATCAACTCCATCATTTTCAAACTGCCTTTGGTATGCGAGAGAAAGAGCATCGATGGCTGCATCCCATCCGCAAGCAAAGAAATGCTCACAAATCATAGACTGCCCAGAAGGAATATCAACATCCTTTAGGGTTCTATAGAAAGCCTCCATACAATGCTTGTTTCTCATTTAATAAGTTCCTCTATCCAGGTATTTGCTAAATCCCAAGATACCCTTATTATCGCAAAAGGCAACAAAATGTAAACACCTATCTCTACTAGGATTTTTGCCACTTTTTCCATTGCACAACTCCTGGTATCTCTGGTATCTCCACATTCTCTAGGGTTCTTGCTGTTAGTGCGCGAAACTCTGCCCATTTCTTTTGGTACTTCTTTTGCTCGCTTGCCGGTACATAGCCATAAATCTTTCTCCACCGAATCGTAATATCTGTGGAACTAGGGGTATAGATATAAGTACCCTCATCTATTGCCTTGGCTACATTCCTAGCGTTCTCAAAAAATTCACTTTCTTTTCGCATACTTTCTCTCCGACTCTCGTTTTAGACAAAATGCACACTTCCACCTTTTTACTGGTTTTAGTCTGCTCCCTGTTTCTACCAGCTTAAAACCATCTTTTGACCGATAAATTTGGCAACTATGACACCACTTTGTTTCCATCCCATCCTTCCTTCATATATCCATATTCCGAGGCATCTGCTACTGCTGTGAGCCTTAAACATACATCGCATTGGTCGATCCATACTCTATGATTCTCCCCATTTTTAATGGGGTGTGAACCCCATTTTTCTCCACAATCAAAACAAACATTATCAGGCTGCTCATCAGCTAGTTTCACTTAGTTCTGCCTTCCGTTTTTCTTTGGCATCGTTCACCTTCTTCATTGCCTCTTTGTCCTTGGACACTTCCTTAAACGCTTGGGCAAAGTTAACCTTTAGTTCTGGGATGTCCTGAGAACTTAATATCTTTTCTACAAACTTTGTAGAATCTACCTCTATATCATCCCATAAATCTTCACCGACATAAAGAGATAAACCAAGACCATGTAGAGCAATGGCTTTCGCCAGGCAACGCTGCATAGCGGTATTAACTGCAAACGCATCTGGATTAGGTATTGCCTTATTGCGATAGTCCATAACCGGCAACTGTGCGGTCATAGACTTGCCAAACGCATTGACTGTACAGAACACCATTACAGTCTCACCAAACGCTACAGGAGTGCTATAAGACCAAGTAGCTTGTGGATCGTGTTGTAGCAATGTGTCTACAGCCCATGCCCAAGACAGATAAGACAAACCATTCTTCTTCTCAATCTTATCCGATACATCTACATTTCTAAGTTCTAAATATTTACTCATACATCCCCCTATAAAAGTTCATCTTCAATATGATCGTGGACTAAAAAATAAATAGCCCTACCAAAGTTATGCCAATCACCCTTCTCTGCGTATTGGCGATATAACTCCCACTTCTCAGCACCTTTCTTACTTTCTACTGCCTTACCAAGATACTCTACAAAGTTATCTACATCAAGTACATCTAAGTCAGCACCTTTCTTCATGTAGTTCTCCCATAAATACTCTTGTTCACTAAAAGCTGGTCTGCTCTCAAAGTCAGGCATAAAGTTATCTTTCATATAATCCCCTTTCCTGTTGCGTACCACATAATTTGTGCAAAGATAATTAACAAGATTCCAATTACTACCATGTGCCAGTTCTTCATTTTTTCCCTTTCACAAGAAATAAGCAACATTGCTTATGTAGAACTATACAGATATTTGTAGAGATTTGTAGAATATTTACTAGGGATATACCCTAATATCTACATTTCTACAGAATTAGGCTAGAATCAAAGATCTACAAAAGGAGAAGTTATGGATACTGTTGCACAAAAACAACACTTTGATAAATTACTAGAAGTATTTGGCAGCTACAAAGATATAGCAGACAAGCTCGGCATGAAGTATGTAACTGTCTATGCCTGGTCAATGCGTAACAGCATCCCACAAAAGCACCACAAAGCCATCATTATTGCCTCAGAAGGCAAGATAACAGAGCAAGACCTTGGCTAGTCTTAATCAGCGTACTATCGCGCTAATGACCGAAAGAGGCTACCAATGCGATGTCGTGGAATCGTACAACGCTTTTACCAAACGAAAAAAAGATTTGTTTGGCATATTCGACATATTGGCTATTGGAAACGGAGAGACTGTAGCCATCCAACTTACTTCCAAAAGCAATATGTCTACTCGGATAAAAAAAATAAGCGAATCGCCTATGTTGCCAGAAGTTTTAAGGTCAAACTGGCGCATCTTGGTTTTCGGCTGGTACAAAAAAGAAAATGGGAGGTATGATTACAAAGAGTTTGAGTTCTGATCGGGAAATTATTGGCTAATTTGCCTACTTTTTAAACAGAATTAACTGATCGGGATATAAATTTTTGGTTTATAATTACATTAGCAGATTGATACCTGTTTGTAGTAATCCACAAGACCCTATAGGGTAGCTTTGAGCATTTAGCAAAAGTCGTGGATTCTTTTGTTAAGTGGTATCAACTTAGAGCTACCTTATGGGGTTTTTCTATTTCTGCTCGCACTCCAAGCGAAATTAAGTGCTTATATCGGCAGCGTGGAAGAAAAGATAGGCTCACTACTAGGATGGCAAGCCTCGCAGACTTAAATGGGTACTGCACAAATTTGTAGATCAAGGGTGATATATAAGTCTACAAATGATTGAACATTATCTTAGGAAGGATTAGTCTGGTAACAGATGGATCAGGTTGATAAGGCATATCACCTAAAGTAGAGTATTGTCTAAATATATACAAAATATATATATGTTGTAACAAAATGTATAGAAAACTAACATTTATATACAAGTTGTATTTTGTAACATAAAAGATACCTAAAAGTAGTTAATGCAACAAATACGATACATAAGGGAAAATACTTAACACTTATTTGTAGAACTCGTATAAGATTATTAAAGTTACAAGGGGAAAAAAATGAAAGTAATAAAATCTGAGTTCTGGCATATCTTACAAAAGCATATAGCGTTGAGAAAAAAATGAGTGCTTGGCTAATTATCGTTACTGGCTTAATCTATGCCTATATTGGGTGTGAACAAGCCCTAAAAGGGAATATGCCTATGGCAGTTGTATATACAGGGTATGCGTTTAGTAATGTTGGTCTTTACATCTTGGCGAGTAAATAATGCATTGGAATCATAGAGTGGTAGACTTTTCAGACGAGAACGATGGAGAACCTTGGGTCGAAGTGTGCGAGGTCTTTTACGATAAGAACCATGAGCCTTATATGTATACAGCAAGAGGTGTTGGTGTGATGGGAGAAAATAAAGAAGAAGTAAAAGAGACTTTGTATAGAATGTTAGATTGTTTAAATAAGCCAGTTCTTATGAAAGCAGACTTTAATCAAAACATAAAGGTATGGATGGATGCTGATACAGATCAAACGAATTAGAGAAAACATAGATGGCTCTGCCAATGTAGAGGTAGTATTTGATAGTCAGGGTCATAAAATGTTGTTGCAACATGGTTTAGAAAGTATGTTGGTGAAGGCAATAGAAAACATGAAAGGGAAAAGGGAAAATGAAATTCGAGAACTTTTGGTTGCAATATCCAAAAAAGGTCGGAAAGCTAATAGCAAAAAGATCGTGGGAGAAACTAAGTCTAGACAACCAACAAAAGGCGCTAGAGGCAATAGTAGA